AGAAGCAAGCTGGCTTTCTTGAATGCTTTTCTCAAACTCGGCAAGCTCTTTACGCTCTGCTAATAATAGCTTAATCGCTTCATCTACGCTAGAAACAGAATTATCTATATTTAGTAGTGAGTCAACTTGCTCATTTAGCGCGTCAATCTGCTTCTGAGCATCTTCGCGAGCCTGCTCTAGTGATTGAAGTGCAATATTCTCTTGAGCTTGGAGTTTATCAAGCGTATTTTCAGCTAGTGCGTTTTGCAGATCGTCTTGCGCCTTTTGATACTGCGCTGTAGCTTCATCTAAAGAAAGCACAGTGTCGGTAATACCAAGTATTTCTTTTATCTGCTCTTCAACAGCAGCTCTTTGTGATTCAAGCTCTGCAACTTCCATCTCAGAAGCCGCGTTTATAGCATCTATTTGAGATTGCGCGCTTGACTCAGTGGCTGAGATTGTACGCTCTAAATCTGACATTTGAGCATCTGCTAGCTTGCCTATTTCAGCTAGTGCAAAGTCCTCTCTCGCTTTTGAAATTCTAGCTTCTGTTGCGTTTGCGAAGTTACCACCTGTTTGAACTCTCGTTGCTGGCTCAAAGTTTCCAGCTCTTGCTGCTCTAAGCGCTTCACTAGCTGATACACTGACAGATGACGCACCGTACTGATTTGCTATGCCTGATATTAGTGATAACTCACTGCTAAGCGCTGAAACGCGAGCCGAGCTAATAGAGTTTATTAGTGATATTTCCTCGCTTGCTCTTTCTCTAGATGCGCTTATTAAGTCATCGTATTTAGAAAGTTCTGCATTTAGTGACGCCTGCAAGTTTGAAGCTGCTGTATCAACAGCGCTTTTAAGCTCGCTAATCATCTTATTGTAAGCTTCGCGCTGCAAGTTAATAGATTCAAGCGTTGAATTATAAGCTTCCTCTGCCGCCTCAACAGTAGAATTTACTCTTGCTATTTCTGCTTGCCTTGCTTTCTCAAGCTGTTGTTCAGCAAATGCAACATTATCAGTAAGAAGTTGCCTTTCCTCTTCTCTCGCTTTGTTAAGGTCTTGCTGCGCCCAGACTTGAAGTTGCAATGAGTGCAGGGATTCATCAAGAGCACCAAGCTCCATTTGTCTTTGAATAGCAAGTGCTTCTTCTGATTTACCTTGAGCCTTTAATAGCTCAATCTGCAACCCTAGCTTATCTCTAGCCAAATCATCAAGAGCATTAAAGTATTCGGCCATTGCTGGGTTTACTTGCATTAGCGCTGCGTAAAGCTGCTGACCTGAATCTGTTGTTAAGTCTATGCCTTCAACTAGATTCCTGAACTCATCTCGACTTGCAACCATGCCAATGCCTAGCTCTGAGAAAACATCGCCAATCGAGCTTTGTAAGTAATTAAATTGCTCAGCTTCTGAGTAGAAATTATCAAAGAATGAGCTTGCTAGTTCTGAAAATTCCTCAACCCCACCAACTAAACTAATAATGCTTTGAGCAATATCAATCTGCATGATGTTACTTAAGTCTTTTAAGCTTACACCTGTTCGGTCTAGCGCATCATTAAAAATTGCTTGCTCGTAAGCTACACGCTGCAGCGTTTCAAAAGCACCTTCACCAACTTGCTGATATTCAGTAATTGACGGCACAAGATACTGAGCCATTAAATCTGCTTGTTGGCTGAATATTGCTTCAAGCTCTTTCTGTATTTCTTCACCGGTTTTATCAGCAAAAGATACATCACCAATATCAATGACAAAGTTTGCCAATGCTTCATCAAGTGATAAAGACTCTAACCCAGTTGTTATGATGTGTTTGGTGTCCATCCCAAGTGAGTTAGCCGCGGCAACTACAGTGTCACCAATGTAGCCGAATATATCAGCCATTTGTGATGTTATAGTGCCGCCGATTCCTGTTGTCTCTGTGCTTGTGCTTGTTTTCTTTGAAAGTCCCCAGAATTTCTTTTTAGTTGTTTCTATAACTTGGAACAAGCTTGCATCAAGCTTTCCACTTTCAAAAACATCCTGCATAGTCTGAGATACAAAAGTAATTCCGCTATCAATTAGCTTTTGCTTCTTACTGCTAAATCCGCCAAATACTTTATCAACAATACCGCCAAGCCCTAATATACCTCCTGTTAGCTTGTCTATTAAGTCGGCAGCAATGCCAACAGGATCTATTTTCCTTAGCAGGCCGCCTATTTTGGTATCTAAGAAGTTGCTGTTTTCAAGCTCACCAGATGCTGAGTTAAAATCTAAATCTGTTGCAAATGACTTGGCAAGGTTTTGTATGCCACTGCTAAGCTGTGACATTGATTGTCTAATTGCCATTAACTCAGAAAGTTGATCTGTTTGTATATCTTCTAGCCTTTCGCTTGCATTGCTTATAGATGATGATTGAGCTGAGCTATCACCCAACACTGTCCCAGCGCCACCTGTAGGTGCAGAGTAATTACCGCCACCTCCGCCAGCGCTAAACCCAATTCCAGCAGCAGCTAGCACGCCGCCCATAACACCAATCATTGCAGCGATACGACCAAACGCCGTGTACGGGTCGCCTTGCCCTTGGTTTGCAACAGCTGATACGGCATTAACAACAGCCTTTTCAGCAGCTAAAGCAATCTCAACAGCCATGAAACCCATTTCTAGCGCATGCAATGCTTTGCGCTCTTTACTGTTTTCTTTGAATAATTGCGCAGACAATCCAATTGTTTGTCCAATGGCGCCAATTTGAGCTTTTGCAGACTCTTGTTGCAACCTAGCTAGTGATTCATCAATTCTTATGGCGTCTTTTGTGCCGTCTGCGTATTCTTCACGCTCTTTTGTGAGATCTGTTTGCAGCTTTTCAATAGTTCTCATTTTGCTTGCAAAATCATCAAGAATACTAACAGCGCCACCCATCGAATCAGCAATAACGTTTCCTGTGCGAGTCCATGCGCCGCCAAAGTTATCAACTTGATCTATTAGCGAGTCAAGATCTTTGCTCATCTTATCCGCACTATCATCATCGCCAAATCCAAATAAGTCTCCGGCCATTAGATTGTCAAGCTGTGAGTTGGTGGTCTCTATGGCTTTGCGTTGATCTTGCAGTGCCTTTGTTTGCTTTATGATTTGCTGAGTCATTGCTGGCGTGAAATTATTTGCAGATGCTTGCTGCATAACCATGTAAATTTCAAACTCGTCAGATGTTAGGATTAATTGCTGCCTTTCTAGCTCAAGGTTTTTAACTATTTCAGCATATGACTGAGCAGCTTTTTTATTTGCTTTTTCTGCCAGCTCCGTGTTTTTAGTGTTAACACCAAGGACTGGATAAAGCTGATTAAGTGTTTTTAGTATTACGCTTAAAGGCTGGTCTATTTTTTCACTTTCATCTTTAAGTGATGATAGAGCATCTTTAAGATTGTTTAGCTCTTCAAATGCTGCACTGTCCAGCCCGCTTCTAGAGAAAGCTTTTTTTCTAACTTCTTCTATCTTGGCTTCTAAATCAAGCCTTTCGAATAGTATTTCATTTGATCTTTCAAGGAGTTTATTTCTTTCATTCTCAAGATCTGCTTTTGACATTTCACCATAAACTTTATTTAGCCTAGCTAGCTTTGCTGTCTGCTCATCAAGAGATTTTGTTAAATCATCACTATCATCTTTTGCGCTTAAGAATACAGCAGCGCCAGTACCAACAGCTGTAAGTAAAAGACCCCAAGGGCCAAGCAAAAACCTACTTGCAATTGCGAGTCCATTAGTTGCTACTGTAGCTGTGCCAGCGGCCACTGTTATTTGACCAAACGCGTTAACTGTCCTAACTGCTGTAGTTCCAGCAAGTAGTTGAGATTTTGCTGCGGCAGCCATTGAGGCCGTGTATTTAAAAACTGATGGCACAGCAGATACCAGCAATACAGCGCTAACAGCTTTCCCAGCTTCTGCGAATGAGTTTATGTTATTGCTAATATCCTCAATTCCTTGACCCAAACTACCAACAGCGCTGTTAAGTGCATTTGAATTTCCAACAAACTCAGTTACATTTGTTTTTGCGTTCTGTAGATTTTGTCCGAATGTTTTAGCTGTCTGGTCTGCTAGCTTCTGAGCTGTAACCTGGTAATCTTCAAGTGCTGAAATTAATACCTCTGATGTTATTCCGCCTGTAGCAGCAAACGCCCTCAACTCACCGCGAGTCATGCTTAACTTTGCAGTGAGCGCATCTAAAACCTTTGGCGCACCCTCTGCAACTGAATTAAATTCATCGCCACGCAAAGCGCCAGCAGCTAAGCCTTGGTTTAATTGCCTGATTGCACCCTCTGTTTCGCTAATAGGTTTACCACCAGCCACAAATAAATTGTTTAGCGTTTTGGTAACGCCCATTAAGCGCTCGCTAGAGATATTTAAATCAGTAGTGCTTCGCGTCATTGTGGCGTATAAATCAACCGTGTTTGTTAGCTCTGAGCGTGTTGCTCTGGTGATATTTAACAGTTGCTCTCTAACACTTGATAGCTCTTTCTCGTTTTTGGTAACTTGCCTTAGCTGGCTATTTACGTTAGTCCAAGCGTCAGAGTAATCAATAACACCTTTTACTGACATGCCAGCACCGATAAGGCTTAATGCCGTTGTAGCAAGACCTAGTGTTGATGTTAGGCTGCCAAATGTTTTGTTTAGTGTGTTTACTTGCGCTTCAGTTTTCTTTCCAGACTGAGTGACGTTTTTAAGCCGCTGGTCTGCGGTCATTAAGCCGCTACTATCAACTCTAAAACCGAGGTTTGCGTATTCGGTTGACATAAATATTTACTCCGATTTGTGATTGCTTAAAGTATAACACTTAACAAGCCTGAGTAAAAAATAACTAATTTTAGGCAATAAAAAAGCGGGTATCATCTACCCGCTTTCTTGATGGTGTTTTCACTTTCTTGTATCGACCTTTCGATTGATCGGCTTCTAGCTTCCCACTCCCACTCTTCGATTTCTCGTTGATACGGAGCTTTAGCGTTAGGGTCTTTCATACTCAAGCCGCTACAATAAGATCGACTCATCAAAAGTATTGATTCAGCTTCGAATTTATCAAGCGGTTGAAATTGACTGTAAGCATGAACATCAACCCAATCTAGTGATGTGTAACCCATGCCGCCGCTTTTGCATTTACCGCATTCAATCCATAATTTTGCTATGTAGTCTGCAATGCCAAGCTCAGGCATAACAAAAAACGGATCTTCTTCATCGAATCCAGCACAGCGAGGCTCTTCCCGCTTTTCAGGGGTAGCATGTAGCCACCCCATGTGCTTAGCGTATAAAGCTAAACTTTCGCTTAGCCCTTGATAAAATTTAGCGGGTTAACGCTGAATGTGATTAACTGCGAGCGAATACCATCGCTAGCAAAGATACGCTCTTTCTCTGCCTTAACGAATTTAGCTTCACCACCGTCAGCGCTTGGAATGCCTTCCCACTCTGTTGACATAGCAATGCAGTATTCAATATCGGACTTTTCGTTATTTGTTATTTCATCTTCGCTCGGAATGTATGTTTCTTTGCGTTTTTCAAAGCGCTTCTCACGAGCTTCTTGATCGCGGACTTTGCGCTTAGATTCAGCCATGGCTTTAATGCCAGCTTCACTTTTTGGGCCAAGCATTTTAACGCGAGATTTAATCTCTTTGCCGCCAACTTCAATGCACAAATCTTCACCGGTTGCAGGGTTTACTAATTGACACCATTCGCCGCCGCGTGAGTTTGCTTTAATATCGAACTGTTCTGGATTCCACATTTTAAATTTCCTCTGTTTAAAATTAGTCCTCTGTTAGTTTGAAAAGCGACTGAGCCACAGAGGGAGGACTCAGCCGCTAACAGCTTAAGGTGCTGCAACCTTTAGAACTGGGGTATTAATTTCAACATTCATAGAAGTTGAAACCATGCTGTTTGCAGAGCCGGGGTTTTCAGTAGCAGAGAAGAATTTACCAACCCAATAGCGCTTGGCGCCAGATTGATATTCAAGCTCAAAGCTAAAGTCTTTACCAAAGCTTGCATCAGTCGTAGTTACCGCATCAGTAACAAGCTCCTGACCTGCGTCCTCGTCATCGTAATCAGCTTCAAGTGCTACTGAGCCGTAGTTAACGAAACCTACAAACTTTTCAGTGATACCTGTTGCTAATGGGTTTGACTCCACAACTTGCACTGTTGGGCCAAAGGCTGGGACATTGGTTACCTGCCCGATGTTTACAAAACTTAACGCACCAAAACCAGCTTCATCAAATGTAGCTGGCGCACCTTCAACGGCGCGAATAGCCACGCCTGTACTTGTCATTTTAGCCATTATTATCTCCTAGGATTGTTTGCTAAAAAATTAAACGTCAATCTGTTTTACAGTAACGCTAACACTATACTGTACAGTGGTTTCATCACGCATAACAGGACTAACAGTAACATTATACACGTAACCAGCAATATATGAATCTAAAGGAATTTTATCCTTTACGCTCTGTGCTGTTTGCAGTGCTTTGTATTCTTGTAACTTTGGATAGATGCAATCAATTTGAATTATTGAGTTGCAGTTTTGACCATCTGCACCATTTAGGTATGGTCGAGTTTCTTCTCCCCAAATAATATTTGCTGATAAATAACTGTCGTAAGCTTGACCATCGTAAGGCTCTAATGTTTGCGCATCGATACCAACAAAAACAAGCGGCAAGCTTAAATCACTTGAGACAGTGTCTAACTTTGCTTTTGCGGCCAAAAATAAATCTGATTTTGTCATCTGCTACTTCTCGCTATTTTATCGTTTATTTCTTGCCAGCTTGCA